GTTCATTGGCTCTAGTGCGTTGAGTCTATCACGCTCCTTGTATAGCGCAATGATCCTCATGTCCGTGTGCACTGTTGCCTCGTACCTCGCCTTTCGAGCCTTATCTTTGGCAGTGGGGTTGTTTCTGCGCTCCACGGCCTTATTGTATTCCTCTGTTGGCAAAAAGGGATTGATTCTGCGTTGCCGGTATCGTCTGGTCATGTTGTGCCTCAAGGGTTGTGAGTGTCAACCATCATACCACAATGTAACAACATTGTCAACACCCATGTAAGCAGGCGACCGGCAGTACGAATTGTTCCCTTCATTTGTTGGTTGTCGGGAGTGTTGCATTGTGTGAATGTGTTGTGATTGTAGCAACTGTGGTTATGTTGCATTTTTCCAATTTTCGTTTTTAAAAATTTTTTTCCTTAATATGAATTTGGCGAACAAGGCACGTCACGACAAACACAACACAACAACACAAAATTACAACACAACACAAAAGATTACCCCCAAATTCGAGGTAATCCTTTGGGTTCTGTCAATTAGCCCATCGCTTGCAACTCGGCAATCAACTTCGCCCGTTCGTCCGCATTTTCGCTTGCGGTTTTAAGTGCCAACGCGCGAATCTCGTCGCTTGTCAACTCCCGTTTGGTAATGGTTCGAACAGCGCCAAACCATTGCGCTGGCGTCATGTCGATTTTCATCCCTTCCGGGAAACCGTCACGGCGAATTTGACCCTGAACGCGAACTCTGGGTGAGTTGCCACCGATGGAACTGGCGATCACAACTGCGTCGTCGATGTCGCCTTCCGCGATGTTGATCGTCACTTGTTTCGGATTCGCGCCCTTTGGTTCAACGGACACGTCGATGGTAAAACTGGTTTTCGGAAATTTCATACAATACCCTTTCTTGTGTGTTGGGTTAGTATGTTGATTCGTTCCGTTTGGTCCGTTTCAACATGGTTACATCATGACACACCCACACACCCACTGCAACACCGTTCATCCGCCAAAACCTACCGTTCATCGGTTCGCAAGTGGCACGATTCGTGCAGGGATGGTTGTTGCATCGTCAACCATTGCAAATGCAACGACCCTCCGCATGATGGCCCGTAGTTGCAAACCCAATCGTTGCACATGCAACCATCTATTCCGCGCACCGTCAGGGTGCATTAGTAAATGTGATTGCAGTTGCAACAATGTCAACCACTGACATGACAACAACTGCCCAGGCAACCTCTGCCATGGCAGGTAAATCTGGAGGGTGGGAGGCAAATTCCACTCTCGCGAAAGGCAACAAAAGGCACATTCCTAAATTCGCGCTATTTCAGGCCTTTTCACCTACGGTGATGGTTACAGGGGTGTACCAAAATGGTACACGAGTGCCGGGTAAACTTTACCTAGAGGGTCGGTAAAGGTTACCGGGGGCGACCAATGCAACAAATGGTGCTTGACACTTGGCAGTTTGTGGTATAATTGGCAGACAGCAGTAACCGGACACCGGACATGTTGGAGCTTCAAGGTTTGTTGACAGTTGAACAGTTAGAGGCAATGCGAAGGGTACGGGAGCACCTGGAGACCGTTGAGGTACCGCCAAGCGAACAACCGCAGGTGCTATCGCCCACTGCTCGTGCACCCATGCTAATGGACCTGGAATGACCCACGGCGAGAACCATTTTAAGCTCCAGGCTCTGACCGACAAGCACCGGCAGGTTGCCAGTTTACTGGCCCAGGGCTTGGGACCATCCGACATTGCGGCAGTCGTCGACTTCGTCCCACAGTACATCACCATGTTGACCAGGGACCCGCTGTTCAAAGAGTACCTTCGGGAAATGTCGGAAGTGGCGGAGGCACGTCACGAGGCACTGTTCCAGCAAACGCCCGACATTGTAGCGTCCGCGTTTCGCGTGGGTACCGTTGAAGAGCAACTCAAGGCCGCCCGTTTGAACCTGGAAATCACCGGACGAATTGGCAAGGGCGAACGTCCCAACAACGGAACTGACACTTCCATCGAGCGTCTCAACACGCTGGCCGACCGTTTGCTTGGCTTGCTGGGCAAGGTTAGGAGTGGCCAAACCTATGATGGCGAATCCACAGTTGACCAACAACCACAACTTGTCAATCAGACGTAAATTGCGAAGGAATCAAAATGGCTGGACGACAGTATGGAATGGCAAAAGGCAAGAGCCCTTCGGGCAAGTCAAACACTCCTGCAACACGCAGACCAGCCGCACGAGACAACGCCAATGATGAGGGCGGGAAGTTCGTCGATCGTGACCTGATGAACGTCAATCCGCTGAACGAGCAGTTCGAACCAACCGACGCTGAACCAGTTCCCCAGCGGTACAAAATGGGCGGAGGTTCGTGATGAAGGCCTTCTCCCTGATTGCCCTCGTGTTGCTGATGGTCGCCAGTCCCGTGTTTGCGGTCGCCAACTTGTCAATGAACTCCATGCTTTCCATGCTCATTTCCCTTGTCATCATTGCACTGATCTTCTGGGCAGTGTGGTGGTTCCTGGGCTACGTCGGCATCCCTGAACCATTCAACAAGGTCGCAAGGGTTATCATCGGGTTGATCGCACTGATCGTCGTGATCAACTTGTTACTCAGTCTGAACGGCACCTCCCTGTTCAACATCCACTAGGACCCAACATGCCCGCTGGTTCGAAGGTCGCTCAGGTTGAGTCCAAACTCAAAAAAGAGTATGGCAACAACCCCGGTGCTGTGTATGGCACACTGAACAAAATCGGCCTGATGAAGGGCAACAAGGCGACCAAAAAGGGTCTGCAGCGGGCCAGCCAACCGAAGCGTCGCAAGGCCAAGGTCAGCCAGAACGCTGCCTTGATGAGCCGAATGGCGATGGGCTAACGTACCAATTTGGTACAATAGGGAGGCAATTTGTTTGATCGGGTGGAGTTCCTACCATTGGTCCTCGGTGAAAACCGACCGCTGGTGTTCGACTTCACAAATGACCTCCAAGTGGGCGAAACCATCACAAGTGGCACCCTTGACGTCACAACGTACAGTGGGACGGATGCCACTCCCAGTACACTCCTTCAAGGCAGCGCCACCGTTGCTTCCCCCAAAGTGAGCCAAAATGCCAAACCTACCATTGCCGGAGTCGTATACAATGTGCTGGGAAGTGCTGTCACTGACCTGGGGAACACGTACTGCAAGACAGCATTCTTGGCCGTTTTGCCTGTTGCCAATACGACAACTGATGCACCGAGCTCAACCGTGAGTGCCGTTGTTGCCTCCTTTGACACAGGCCTAACCACACTGGCCATTAGTCCCACGCCGTTGCTGACAGCCATTACGAACGCCTCGGGTGGCAAGTACCAAGTCAACGTGTCTGCCGTGGTCAGCTCCACTGGGTCCTCCGGGTACGTGGACGTAACTGTATCGTGGGTGGACCGATTGTCCGGCATCACCCTCACAAACCTCACCCCACACGTTTCGGTCACAGCGCTGATTGGCCAGGAAGGAACATTCCCCATCGACACACTGGCGGCCAGTCAAGTGTTAATCCAAGTGGACGGCACTGGATTCTCCGGTGCGTCCTTCACTTACCAAGCCGAATGCACGGTGACACGATTGTGAGAACGCCCGAGCGAAGCGAGGATGGGCAGTATATCAATCCCCATGAGTTTGATGAAAGTGCCGTGGAGTGTATTCACGTTTACCCACTGTTTGGTCGGCCCCACATTTGCAACGGGTTGCAGTGTTGGTGTCACCCAGAACTGCAGCCGGACTGCCAAGTGATACTGCACAACGTCTTCCAATGAGCAACCCAGAACACAGCGATGACAATGCCCCTAACGGGTGGTGGCACCTTCCAACACAGCTCGATCGAATCGAGCGGCTTTTGTTTCGTCTATTAACCAACCAAGGAACCATGATGGCAACTTTTGACCAGTACGTGAAAGACCAAACGGACCACAACAATGCAACCAGTGATGCACTGGGTGAACTGGCAACCGAGCTGAAAACCTTGTCCGACCTCGTGGCCAGCTTGCAAAATGCCGAGGGCACGCTGACTGCAGGCCAACAGGCTGTGCTGGATGAACTGGATGCAAAGGGCAAGGAAATTGCCGACAAGGCGCAGGCCCTTGCCAATGTAACTCCGCCTCCGGCTCCCACCCCTGCACCGCCAGCTGAAACTGGCCCGGTCGCAGGCTAACCTGCCCCCCGGCGAACCCTTAACCACAACTATCAAAACCCAATGGCCTCTGAATCCTTCTCGGTCAGGTTATCTGCGGATTTGATCGAGGCGTTCGCCGGGACCTTCCTGTCCCCAAGGTATGACGATGCGAAGCCGACCCCTCCCTTTCATCGCGAAGCCTGGGCTCTGTACGCCAGTGATTATCCCCAGGTATGTTGTGTTGCACCTCGGGACCACGCTAAGTCAACAGGCCTGACCTTTGATTACATACTCGCTGAGGTGCTCTTCCGCTCCAGTGATTATGTAATCCTGGTGTCAAGCACTGAAGACAAGGCGAGCGAACAACTGTCCAACATCAGTGATGAGCTGCACGACAACGAAGACCTGAAGGCTGAGTTCGGCGTGAAGTCCTTTGACACTGACGGAAAGCAAGACATAGTCGTGGTCATGGACGACGGACACAGGTTCCGAATCCTGGCCCGTGGCGCTGAGCAGAAAATTCGCGGAGCGATGTGGAAGGGTAAGCGTCCCAACCTCATTGTCTGCGACGACATGGAAGACGACGAGCAAGTTGAATCAAAGGATAGGCGGGCAAAATTTCGTAGGTGGTTCTTCCGAGCGGCTAAGCAGGCCTTGTCCAAATCTGGGAAGATTCGGGTGCACGGGACGATCCTGCATGAGGACTCACTTCTTGCCCGCCTCCAGAAGAACAAAACCTGGAAGTGTCTGTTTTACAAAGCCCACCGATCTTATGACGATTTCTCCGACAGACTCTGGCCTGAACGTTGGACGGAGGAACAACTCCGGGCACGGCAGAAAGAGTTCGAAGAGGACGGCGACGCAGCGGGATACAGCCAAGAGCTGTTGAACGACCCGCAGGATTCGATGGCCGCCTATCTTCGTCGCGATGACTTCATCCCCATGCGGCCAGACGATTATGACACACCCAAGAAGATTAACGCAGGTTGGGACTTTGCGGTCTCCAAGGCAGACCTTGCAAACCGCACGTCTTGCACGGTTGGAGGAAAGGACATTGAGAACTTGGTGCACCATCTCGATTTCCATGTTGGACGCTGGAATCCGAGTGTTAGTCCGGTTGAAAAGGGCCGGAGCGAGATTGGCTGGATTGATCTGATGTTTCAGGTCGAAGACCGTTGGCACCCCGAGGCGCACTTCGTTGAGGGTGGTGTGATCTGGAATGCGGTGAAGAACATTGTGTACCAAGAAATGCAGACTCGCGACAAGTTCTTGAACATCGTTGTGCTCAACCCAATCAAGGACAAGGCAACTCGTGGTGTTTCCTTGAAGAAAAGGCATCGGGCCGGTGCAACCCGCTGGAACACTCATGCTGAGGGATACGAAGGTGCAAAAGAGGAACTTCTTCGCTTCACTGGTAGCAGTGCTGCTCGGCTTGATGATCAGTTTGATAGCTGCGCTACCTTGCACCTCGGATTCGACTCCGAAAGCCTCGTCGAACAAGAAGACTTCTTCTCCCCCGAGCAGCATGAAATGGAGCGCGGTTTTTGGAACAGGGGTGGCGCAGCAGATCAGGGTCGCAGCCTGACCACGGGTTACTGACATGTTGAACCTCGAAACCAAACTGACCCTCAACGCGGAGACCCTTGCATCTCCCAACCTTGCGAACCAGTTCAGTAAACAAGATCTGAACGCAATCGGGGGACACGTTTGGGAAGGTTACAACCTTGACATGCAGTCCCGGGCAAAGTGGGAAAAGCGCACTGAGGCGGCAATGGACCTGGCGATGCAATTGCAGAAGGACAAGAATTTCCCTTGGCCGAACTGCTCGAACATTGCCTTCCCGCTAGTCACAATCAGCGCCATGCAGTTCCACGCTCGTGCCTACCCGACCATCATTCAGGGAACGGATGTAGTCAAAATGAGGGTGGTCGGCCCAGATCCTAACGGTTTCCAAACCAAGCGGGCGGAGCGTGTCAGCACACACATGTCCTACCAGGTACTGGAAGAGGACTCGGCGTGGGAAGAGCAACACGATCGTGCCTTGTTGATCTTGTCCGTGGTAGGCTCCATTTTCATCAAGACGTACTACGACGCCCGCCTGCTGCACAACGTCAGCGAGTTAGTTCTGTCCAAGGACTTGGTAATTAACTACTGGGCAAAGTCCGTTGAGCAGTGCTCACGCAAGACACACAGAATTCAACTCTCCCGAAATGACATTCGGGAAAGGGTGCTGTCTGAAGTGTTCTGTGACGTACTGGAAGATTCGTGGTACGCACAGCCTGCACAACCGCAGCAGACAACACAGCAACAACGTGCTGATCAGCGGACCGGCCAGCGTCCTGAAATGAACGCAGATGAAACCACGCCCTTCATCGGGCTGGAACAGCACTGTTTGCTGGATTTGGACGACGATGGATACGATGAACCCTACATTGTCACCATCGAAGAGACCAGCAAAACTGTCCTGCGCATTGTCTCCCGTATCAACAGTGAACATGACATAAAGCGTGTTCCAAGCGGCCCACGGAAGGACGAAATTATCTCCGTGCAGACCGAGGAATACTTCACCAAGTACACCTTCCTGCCCAGCCCGGACGGTGGAATCTACGACATGGGATTCGGTGTTCTGTTGGGACCGCTCAATGAATCTGCCAATAGCCTGATCAACCAACTCGTTGATAGTGGCACAATGTCTAACACGGCCGGAGGCTTCCTTGGACGCGGAGCGAAAATACGTGGTGGTGTTTATACTTTCGCTCCTTTCTCTTGGAATCGAGTGGATAGCAGTGGTGATGATCTTCGTAAGTCAATTTTCCCCCTCCCAGTAAGGGACCCCAGTCCGATTTTGTTTCAACTGTTAAGCTTCATCGTCAACTACACCAACCGTATTAGCGGTGCAACCGACACAATGGTCGGCGAAAACCCTGGCCAAAACACCCCAGCCCAAACCACTCAGACAATGGTCGAGATGGGAATGAAGATCTACAATGCGATCTTCAAACGGGTGTGGCGAAGCATGAAGGAAGAGTTCCGGAAGTTGTACATTCTGAACGCCTACAACATGCCAGCAACGGGCACCAGCTTCGGCAAGGATGACCAAACGATTTCCAGGCAGGACTATCTGGGCGATCCCACGAAGGTGGTGCCTGCCGCCGACCCGAACATCACCAGCGAGAGCCAGGGCCTCCAACAAGCCCTCATGTTGAAGCAAATGTCCACCACCACTCCGGGTTACAACCTAGAAGAGGTTGAGCGTCGGGTGCTGAAACGTATGAAAGTGGACGACATTGACACCATTTTCCCAGGTCCAGGCAAACCGGGTGCTACGCCACCGTCACCAGACCCGAAGATGGCCATTGCTCAGATGAAATTGCAGTCTGATCAAGCCAGTTTGCAGCTCCAACACCAGCAATTTATGCTGAAACTGCAGGACGAAATGCGCCTGACGACCGCCCAGATCGCGGAACTTGAGGCGAAGGCCGAAATGGAGCTGGAAAAGGCTAACGGACAGCAGGCAGGACAGCAACTTGCGGCCTTCGATGCGTACCTCGGCCTATTGAAACTCCACAAAGATACCCTTGCCAAGCATGTGCAAATGGCACTGGACCACCAAAACGCTGAATTGGACAGACAACATGAGCAACAACTCGCAACAATCGCAGCCAACGCAACCAATAGCGGAAACGGTCAGTCTGGAGCAGTGGGAAGCATGGCGAGCCGACCCAGCAACGGTAGCACTAATGGCATGGGCACGGCAGCAGCGTGAGGACACTAAGACAACATGGGAAAACGGCGGCCTCACTGAGGACGACCACTTCAAAACTGCAATGAACAACAGTGCGGCTATTGGGGCTTGTCGCATTTTGGCTGAAATCCAAGCCCTCGAATACGAAACTATCGTGGAGAGTCAGAAAGATGGACGGGAGTCAGTTGCAAAAGGACCAGAACGTGGGTACTGAGAACAAAAGTGGCTTGGTTCCGTTAGGTCATGCTGTTCTGGTACGTCCATACGAGCCAGAAGTACGTGCAGGCGTGATTCATATACCAGATAACGTGAGGATGAACATGCAGGCACTAGACCAACGGGCAGAAGTCATTGCCATTGGCCCTCTGGCATGGAAAGACGAACAGGCGCGGGCAAAACCTGGCGATAAGGTGCTTGTAACCAAGTTTGCTGGCTTCGTGGCGGGAGAAACCCTCACCCAAGACCAGCAAACCTATCGTCTGGTGCAAGATCGAGACATTTTCTGTAGGATTGATTGGAGAGAGTAACATGAGCGCTGAGACAGATGATCAAGTGGGCAACATTTCCGAAGTGGAATCGGAGGCCCGCTCCTTGGGTTGGGTTCCTCAGGATGAATTTCGTGACAAAGACAAGTGGGTTGACGCAGAAACCTTCGTCAAACGCGGTCACGAAGTTATGCCGATCCTTCGGAAGAACAATGAAACTCTCATCCGGGACATGGCAGCGTTGCGACTTCAAGTCAACAAGCTGACCCAGGAACTGAATGGGGCAAGGGAAGACCTGACCACCTATCAGGAGTTCCATCAAGAGGAACTTACTCGTCGTGTGGCAGAGACCCGTGCGGAAGTGCTACGTCAACTGCAATTGGCTCACGACGAAAACGACACCAAAAGTGTTGTGAAACTGACCGACCAATTGACTCAGTTGACGGCCGCCGAGAAGGAAACTGAGAGCGCGGTGAACGGCAAGGAAGTTGTGGACAACAAGGTGGACGAACCTGCCCTTGATCCATCCTTCCTGGCCTGGCAACAAGCCAACCCCTTGTTCGATCGTGATCCAGTGTTCACCTTCAAGGCTATGGGAATTGCCGCTGAAATGCGTGCAGAGGGAATTACCACCTCGGGCAAGGAATGGTTCGACGAAGTGGATCGCCGCCTCAAAGGCGATGCTCCCAAGCGGGCGACCAAAACGGAAGGTTCCCGAGGCGGTGCCTCCAACGGCTCGTCCAACCGGGAAGCTAGCTACGACGCCCTCCCCGCGGAAGCCAAGGCCGCCTGTGACAAGTTTGCCCAGAAGTTCGTTGGACCCAACCGAACCTGGAAGACCGTTGCAGAGTATCGCAAACACTACGCCGATGTGTACGCTCGGTCCAACTAATCAGTAACAACGGAGAACAGTAATGAGTCAGCGTGCCGCAAACCCTGCAGATGCAGACAACATGCCGAGAGTTGATGAAAGAACTCGTCGGCCCTTCACTCACCCAGTTGGCAGTTTGTCCGTCCCCGAGATTCCAGGTTACCATCTTCACTGGTTCAGGGGCGATGCACAAAGGATACAACGGGCATTTGAAGCAGGCTACGAGTTTGTTGACCCAAACGAAGTACACGTCAACGAAAAGCGTCTTGGTGCTGACACAGCAGAGGACGGCAACACAGACATGGGCACACGAATCAGCGTGAGTGCAGGTGGAGACATGGGCCAAGACGGTCAACCTGTCCGCTTGTACCTCATGAAAACCAGACAAGAATGGTGGGAAAAGGACCAGGCAGCATTGACAGCTCCGGGAAGCAGACTCGAAGGTGTGCGTCAGTCCCTTGCCAGTGGTATGCTGGGTGCAGAAAAGCAATCCAGTGAGGACAAGGCACAAGTGTACGTTGACCCCAAGAGAACCAAGCTCCCGGATTTCCTACGCAAGAAGGCTTAACGGAGAATTAAGATGGCGAATGCTAACAGGCCCTCTGGTTTCTCACCCGTGCGCTATCTTAATGGTGCACCGTGGAACCAAGCGGCCAATTTGTACTCCATTGACGCAAGTTACAACACGGCGCTGTATATTGGCGACCCAGTGATCAGTGGGGGTAGTGCAGACGTAAACGGAGTGCCGAATATTGTACTCGGTGCGACGACAGGCGCCCTTCGGGGAGTGATCGTAGGGCTGGGTACGGCGGAAGGGCTGATTGCCAACCCGCTGAACTTGAACCAGATCTACCGACCGGCGAGCGACCCAGCAGTGTGGTATGCACTGGTAGTGGATGACCCGAACGTGATCTTCGAGGTCCAGGAAGAGTCGAACGGCACCCAACTGGCTGCCACGGAAGTGGGACTGAATACGATCTCCAAGTCCGGCACCGGCAACGGTTATCTGTCCGGTTGGATGATCCCGAGTGCCACTGGCGCAACTCCCAACACGACCGCAACCCTGCAGCTGCGACTGCTTGGCTTGAATCGCTACCCAGCGGGTCGCAACGTGTTTGGTGCCTATGCCAAGTGGCTTGTCCAGATAAACGTTCACGAACTGGGCCATGGTACCGGCGCAGCTGGCGTGTAAAGGAGACTAATCATGCCCGCAGGCGCTATCAACACTGGCTCGCATCCAAAACTGCTCTGGCCCGGTGTCTATGACACATGGGGTCAGGAGTATGCCGAACACTCGGATGAGTACGTTGATCTGTACGAGATCGACACTTCTGAGAAGGCATACGAAGAACTGGTGCAAATCACCCCGTTTGGCTTGGCTCCGGTCAAACCACAGGGTACACCAGTGGCCTACGACAGTGAAGTGCAGGGACCCGTTTCCAGGGCCACTCACGTTGCATATGCCCTCGGGTATATTGTAACGTACGAGGAACTCGAAGACAACCTGTACGAGATTGTCGCTACTCGCAGAGCGAAGGGTAATGCCTTCAGTATGCGTCAAACCGTGGAGAATGTGGCCGCCTTTCCGTTCAACAGCGCCTTTGCCACGACGTACCAGACGACCGCTGATGGAGCGGCTTGGATTAGTACTGCCCACGTCAACACGACGGGTGGGAACTACTCCAATGCTCTGTCACCAGCGGCTGACCTGAGCGAGGCGGCAATCGAAGACCTGACCATTCAGATCATGCAAACAGCGAACGATCGGGGCAACCTGATCAGCATCATGCCTCGCTGCCTGCTGATCTCGGTCAACGAGTGGTACAATGCCAACCGGATTCTGAAGTCTGTCCTGCAATCCAACACTGCAAACAACAACATCAACGTGTTGAAGGCGACGAACGTCTTTCCGGACGGCATCAAGATGAATCACTACTTCACCAACGCTCACCCGTGGTTCATCCGTACTAACTGTCCAGACGGCCTGATGTTCTTCTGGCGCACGAAACCGTTCTTCAGCCAAGACAATGAC